CAAAAGAGGGGTTGACTGCCCCTCTTTTTTTGTGCTAAAATCTATTGAGAGAACAATATTTTATGGACAAAGACAAATTAAAATTAATTGTTCGTAATCTTGAATTGTTGGTTGATTCTCTAAAAGCAGAAATATATTCTGATGTTTCTGCTTATAAAATTCAAGAAAAACCTCCAAGGCATTTGGATTACGACGAGGTATTTGAGGATGATGATGACTAAAAGAGCAAAAGAACTTGTAAAAACGTTAGAACGTTTGTTGAAACAAGAACATCTTTATTCAGATGAACAAATAAAACAGATAAAATCCCAATTACGAACAGTAAAGGAAGAGATTGCAAGACTAGAAGAACAAACATCAAAAGGATTTAAAAAGGTAAAATAATCTTATGACACCAATTGTTAAACTAATTTCTATTACTCAAGGTGCAGGTGAACTTGTAGGAAAATCTGCACAGGAAGTGATTACTTATACTGCTCGTGTGAGTAATCCAAATAACCAACTTAAGTTTAATACTGCTGCAGGACTTCTTCGTTATTGTATTAAACAAAATCACTGGTCTATCTTTGAGCAAGCAGATATGACTCTTGAGATTAATACTACACGAGGTATCGCAGCGCAAGTGCTTCGTCATAGGTCCTTCGTATTTCAAGAATTTTCACAACGGTATGCAGATACAAAACTTCTGACCGAACTTCCTGAGGTTCCTGAACTTCGTAAACAGGATGAGAAGAACCGTCAAAACTCAACTAATGACCTTGATGAGCATGTGCGTGAAAAGTTTGAAGGGATGATTGAGCAACACTTTGAGGAATCTCAACGTCTCTATGATAAGATGCTTGATGCAGGTGTGGCAAAGGAATGTGCAAGGTTTGTACTTCCACTCGCAACACCGACGAGAATCTATATGAAAGGATCTGTAAGGTCATGGATCCATTACATTGACCTACGTTCTGCTCACGGCACCCAGAAGGAGCATATGGACATTGCAGAGGCAGCACGATGCGTCTTTATCTGCCAGTTCCCGGATATTGCAAAAGCACTTGGGTGGGAAGCAGAAAATTGCCCAGAATGTTCTGATGCCCCATCTATTGTTATAGAATAAATATTTTTTACATGATGGAGGATTAACTTTGGCGATTTACCCAATTATTAATAAAGAGACCGGAGAAAAAAAGGTCATTGAAATGAGTGTTCATGATATTACCCAATGGTATAAAGATAATCCTGAGTGGCAAAGGGATTGGTCTGAGGGGTGCGCTACTCCCGGAGAAGTTGGTGAGTGGAAAGACAAACTCATCAAAAAAAATCCTGGTTGGAATGATGTTCTAACCAAAGTGTCTAAAGTTCCAGGTTCAAACGTAAAACCCTTTTAATTCATGGCAAGAAAAAGAAGAAACAATGGCGAGCAACCAATCGGAGTTGGATTGACCGCAAAGCAAATGAAAAGAAAAAAGCCAATCAATTTTGAATACTTGATTGACATAGAACCGCTTACAGAAAATCAAAAAAAACTATTTGAATCTTATGCATCAGGAAAACATATCGTAGCCTATGGTGCTGCAGGAACAGGAAAAACTTTTATTACACTTTATAATGCCCTCAGAGATGTTTTAACTGAACATAGTCCATATGAACAAATTTATATTGTTCGTTCATTAGTAGCTACTCGTGAGATTGGATTTTTGCCAGGGGACCATGATGACAAATCCGCACTTTATCAAATTCCATACAAAAATATGGTGAAGTATATGTTCCAAATGCCTAGTGATGCGGACTTTGAAATGCTTTATGGCAATTTAAAAACCCAAGAAACTATCAAATTCTGGAGCACATCATTCCTTCGTGGTTCTACATTGGATAATTCTATTATCATTGTAGATGAATATCAGAATCTTAATTTCCATGAATTGGATTCTATTATCACTCGTGTTGGTGAAAATTCAAAAATTATGTTTTGTGGAGATGCAACACAATCTGACCTAGTAAAAACTAATGAGAGAAATGGTATTAGTGATTTTATGAACATTATTCGCAAGATGCCTTCTTTTGATATTGTTGAATTTGGTGTAGAAGATATTGTTCGTTCTGGACTTGTTAAAGAATATATCATTGCAAAAATGGAAGCAGGTTTTTAATGTCTAATCCCCTTATTGAAAAATATAATGATTTATATGGGAAACCAAAAGAAATTGAACGATTTACTCATGTCGATTTAAATCTTCCTAAACTTGATAGGGAAACAATTGATGGAGTTCGATATTACAAAGTTCCTGATGCAGAACAACTGCTAAAACTTGTTTCTATCACATCTGTTACTAGTTTTAAAAATCGCCAGTTCTTTGCGGACTGGCGCAAAAAAATTGGTGAAGAGAAAGCAAATAAAATTACACGACAGGCAACAAGTCGTGGAACTGACATGCATACTCTGGTAGAGCATCATCTAAAAAATGAATCCCTACCAGAAGTTCAACCATTATCACAATTCTTATTTAAAATTGCAAAGCAAGAATTGAATAAGATAAATAATATTCATGCTCTCGAAAGTTCCCTTTACAGTAAAGTTTTGGGGATTGCAGGAACAGTTGATTGTATTGCTGAATATACAGGTAAGAACAATATTCCAGAATTAGCAATAATTGATTTTAAAACTTCAGCCAAACCAAAGCCAGTAGAATGGATTGAACATTATTTCGTCCAATGTGCTGCTTATGCTTGTATGTTATATGAACTTACTGGTATAATGGTGAAGAAGTTTGTAATCATTATGGCTTGCGAAAATGGAGAATGTATCGTTTATGAAGAATATGATAAAGCAAAATACATCAAACTACTTACCCAATACATTAGAGAGTTTGTTAGAGATACCCTTAAGCAGTATGAACAATCAGACTAGAGATGAAATTAATAAAAGATTTTTGTGCCCGCACAAATTTTCTCAAGAAATTGAAAGTATAGTTAAAATCTCAAAAATAAATTATATTGATGCAATTGTTCATTATTGTGAAGAAAACAACATTGAAGTAGAAACTATTTCTAAATTGGTATCAAAACCATTAAAAGAAAAGTTAAAAAATGACGCTATTCAATTGAATTTTTTGAAAAAAACTACTAGGGCAAAATTACCATTGTGACACCATTTGAAGTATATAAAACTTACTTAGCATTTAAAAATCATTTCACAAAAGAAGAATACGATTATTTTAAATATTGCGGAAAGTCCAGAGCTTCTCTGGACTCTTTTCATAAGAGAAAAGATAGATATTTTTTCGAGAGAACCTCAAGACAAAAAAATGATGAAGAGATTAAAGCATACTTTGTCGCAAATTTTGTGGAATGTTCTGACCCCCAATCTCTTTGGATTGGGGAAATAATTGAAAATGGTGAAAATGTTTTTAATGAGTGGATGAAAAGAAACCAAAGTTTGTCTTATTTGTTTAAGACAGAAGTTGAAGTTTTTGTCATCGATAAAGATAATTTGGAAAATCTTTTTAAGCAAATCCCAAATCAACATCCAGAGTTATTGAAGAAGTATTTGCAAAAAGCAATAACTTTAGAAACAATGGTAATATTTGATATGATATTTGATTATGTTAAACGGTTTGATAAAAAGATGGATGACCCAGTGTGGAATACCGTAAGTTTAAGGATTAAAAAATATAAACCATTCCTAAATATTGATGTAGCAAAGTACAAAGAAATTCTAAAGGAGATTGTATTATGAGTAGGTTTTTTGATTCTGAAGAAGTCAGAAAATCTTTAAAAGAACTTGATTTTCTTCAAGATAGAATTTTCAATGAGATTATGATGCTTCCATTTTTTGGAGACGACAAGAAAAAAGAGCATCTAGAAACAATGAAAGAGTTTTTGGAAAAACAAAAACTTTTCGTTTTTAGAATGTCTTTATCAGACGATCCGGAAGTATTGGAACTAAAAGAAAGGATGATAGAGTCTGCAAAAATGTTTGGTATGAAGGATAATGAAACTCTTCAAGATTTTTTCGTAAAGATGGAACAGTCAATTGAAAATCTGGAAAAAACGCTTGACACCTGACCCAACCTTTGCTACGATACACAAGTAAAATACGTCAAATACGATTTACACATTTAATACGGAGAATACAAATGTCTTTCGCTGATCTTAAAAAGCAATCTAAAATGGGTTCTCTTACCGAGAAACTCATCAAACAAGTTGAGAAACTCAACGATTCTGGTTCCAAGGATGACGACCGTTTTTGGAAACCTGTAATGGATAAGAGCGGTGTAGGTTCCGCAGTTATCCGTTTCCTCCCTGCCCCCGAAGGTTGTGAACTGCCTTGGGCACAAGTATGGTCTCACGCATTCCAAGGTCCCGGTGGTTGGTTGATTGACAACTGCCTTACCACTCTTGGTCAACAATGTCCTGTTTGTGAGAAGAACCGTGTTCTTTGGAATTCTGGTTCTGACCGTGATAAGGAAGAAGCACGTAAGCAAAAGCGTAAGCTTTCTTACTTTGCTAACATTTATGTTGTTCGTGACCCTGCCAATCCTGACAACGAAGGTAAAGTCTTCCTCTACAAGTTTGGTAAGAAAATCTACGACAAGATTCTCGCAGCAATGCAACCTGAGTTTGAAGATGAAACTCCCATCAATCCTTTCGATTTCTGGACTGGTGCTAATTTCAAACTGAAACTCGTTAAGAAAGATGGTTATTGGAACTATGATAAGTCCGAGTTTGCATCCCCTTCTGCTTTGCTTGATGGTGATGATGATGAACTGGAACGTATCTACAAGTCTCTGAATAATCTGAATGATTTCACAGATGCTAAGGAATTCAAGTCTTATGATGATCTGAAAAAGCGTCTTGAGTATACTCTTGGACTTCGTGGTGTTCCTAAGAATCAAGATCCTGAAGTAGTTGCTGAAGAGGAAGAGTGGGAACGTGAACGTCGCGGTGAAACCACTAGTTCGTCCTCATCTCGTTCTGCAACTTATGATAACGTTAGTAGTGGGTCTTCCTCCTCAGATGATGAAGATGAAGATGATGCGCTAAGTTACTTCCAGAAACTTGCAGAGTCTTAATGAGATATTTTCCTCTTATTTTTCTTTTTTTATCTTCCCCTTCATATGCATTAACTTGGAAAGAATTTTGGGAACCATTTAATAGTAATTATCAATATCGCTATTATTTTCCAAATCCAACAAGGTCATTTGAAGTTTGCAAAAAAGAAATTTATAGAGAAAAATATATACCCGGAGATATGTTTTCTCCGGGATATGTTAAAACTTGGAGAGAAACAATAATAGTTCCTTGCAATTAAACCTCCTTAATGGAGGTTTTTTTATGGTTTTGAAATATTAGGATTACTTGCTTTTTTATTTTTGCTATTAATATATTGAGATGTTCTATCGTATCTAATAGATTTTCTAAAGTCTTCAATGAATGCAGGTAGGTATTCTTTTCTTAAAAGAAATATTTTTCTTTTCTTCTCATTTTCTTTAACTTCATAATCATAATTCGTGACTTCAGTGAATGCTGATACTTTTTTGATTTGTTTTGTTTCAAAATCAAAAAATTGAAGTTCTTGTGTTGCTGATATTTGTACGGTTAGTCCTGGGATTGGGTTAGTCATTTAATTAACTCTGGGGAACAAATACAAGTTCTGTTGTTATTGTGCCATTTTCTT